GTTGACCCTTTCCCCATTCTGGTTGAAGATAAGGTCAAAATTTCTCACAGTGGCCAAGGTTGAATACACAGTGCGACCTAGTTTCTGCGGTTATTATGTCACCTCCCATGGAGCTTACCGCAACCCACGGTTGCTGGCGCTTAAGACTATGTATCACATGGATCAGGGCACCCAGCATTTGGTGGATCTCTCCTACGCCGGTGAGGCCTACAGCGCCTATAGGTTAGGTGACAAGCTCATTGAGTTGTGTTCATGGACTGAGCTGGAGTGCCTTGGTTGGTTGATCGAGTATTATCACCAGACTTACAGCTGGGCCCAGTCCATCTTCGGCGGCGACGCTGATCCAAGGGCTTTGGCGATGGCACTGCTCGGCACGGGCGCTCAGTTGCATCAGGAGCAGATCGATCTGGTCACATTTTCCAAGGGTCAGCGGCGCGCATTGGGCAGGACATTCCGGTTTCAGGTGTCAGTGTTGAAGATTTTGGGTTGCGACAATTTTGATCAGGTGCAGGAACGTTACCTTGATGATTAGTGAATTTGTTATTTCTTTCATAGGTTTGTTCGTTAAGGGTTTAAGTTAAATTGGAAAGGGTTTTTTTGATTTGTTTATTTATGTTTGATATCTTTGTTGAATCAGGAGACATTTTAAGACATGACCGAGTCACACCAGCCCCAGTCAATCGTAGCCTCATCTGCTCCCCAGGTCCAGGCGAGCCAGCAGAGCACCCACTCAGTCTCTTCGCAGTTGTTGGGCCAGACCTTCAATCCGCTTCAGAGGCGGTTCAACCTGCACTTGGCCTCAGTCAATTATCTGGCCCCCACCGCCACAGTCGCCGATCCCATCATCAATATCCAAGGGGATCCCCTATCCGAGAAGCGTCTCAAGGACTTCATCAGGTTTCTCCCAGTTGTTCATTGGAAGAGCTTGTCCGTGGAGTTGATCCCAACCCAGGACGCTTCGATTACCCTTTTGAGTGGCCGGGTGGCATGGATCCCAAGTGTGGAGGCGTATCCCTCCAGCTGGAAGGAGATGAGCGACTTTCCCACAGCTCGCAATATAGTGATGGGTCCCCGTCACCGCTCCGGTTTCGTGGAGCCACTGTCACTGGAGGCAGACTGGACGTATGGGAATCAGCGGCAGATCAAGCCGATCCCTTTGATCGGAGGCGCACCCAAGTTCAGCATGCGTTGCCGCCTTATGCCACTCCGAGTCCGCGGAGACGATGGCCAGTTTGTGAACCTACCTCTGGACAACAAC